ATGAGTATATTTAGAAGTAAAGTAAAAAATGATTTATACCCTAATTTAGTTTTACCTATAAATGAAAAGGAAATTTCTCTTTTTACTCAAGTTAAGGAAATTAATATAACTATAGCAAAATTGCAAGACCACATTACTGACTTACAGGCTCAGGAGCGTAATGCTAAAATGGGAGTCCATAAGTTGTATATAATGCGAGCTAAACTTAAAAGAGCGTTATTTGACTAAATAACAAAAGGATTATGGATGGAAAATTTAAATTTAGTTGAGAATAAAAGGCCGAAACGAACAGGAATAATGCTTGCAGTTCCAGCAGATGAAAGAAAGGTAAAAAACCTTGGAGATTGGTTCTACATTCAGCCAAAATTAAACGGCGAACGTTGTCGTGTAATAGACTTCCACGGTGAACCTATATTTCTTTCTTCCGAATGTAATTCTTACGAGTTTCTTGACCACTTAAAGGTGGAGGTTAAAAGAATTTGGAGAGAATATGGAGCAAATCTTCCTTTCGATGGAGAAGTCTATGTTCACGGCTGGAGTAGAGAGGAAATAAATTCAACACTTAGCAGAAAAGTTAACATAAGTACAAGAGTAAAAGAACTTCAACTGCATGTCTTCGATCTTGATATCCCATTTCCACAGGGGGAAAGAGTAGAAATTTATCAAGATGCACTTTTAAGAATTAAAAGTAGTGTCATAATTCCTGTACCTACATATAAAGCTGATATTCATTCTTGGCAAACTTTTTCTGACTATTTTCTCTCTCAAGGTTATGAAGGTGCAATACTTAGAAAATGGAATCATCCTATTTACGAGCCAAGACGACTTACCGGTCAGATGCTGAAATATAAACCAACTGAGTTTGACGAATATATTATTCTAGAAGTTCTAGAAGCTATTTCAAAAGAAGGAGAACCAAAATCAGAAGTAGGAGCTTTCCTCGTTCAAGGAAATGATCTCTCCTCTTTTAAAGTAGGAGCAGGAAAATTGAAACAACAGCAGAGAAAGTATTATTGGTTAGTAAAAGATTCTTTGCCTGGAAAAATTTTAAAGGTTAAACAAGGAAAAATCTTAACCACAAAGGGATTCCCAACTTGTGCTGTTGCAGTTGAGATTCTTTAAAGGAGAAACCAAATGACACCCGATCAAAAATGGGCAACTCGGCGAAATTATAGTAAGTTTAGACTGACAGGTGCTATAGGAGTGATAGGTACGTTACAAGAATTAACAAATGCAGAAAATAAAGAATTGAGTAAATGTTATATTATGCTTACAAAAGTAAAAAGAAATTGGGATGGTAACAACAATAAGTCGAAAACAAACTACAAAAAACTAAGACAAAAAGGTGAATGGTGATGATAAAATCTTTACTTTCCCCATTACCAGGATTTAATCTCTCTGATGAAATGGAGGACGAATGTCAACTGTGTAAAATAAAAGTACCAGCTAAACTACATTTTATTTCTCCAGTTTTCGTAGGAGATGCGTACAGAGATCTTTGTCCACGTTGTGCACTTGGAATCAGGAATTTACTCTTGCATCTCCCGAAAACTGCACGCTATTCCAATGAGGCAAGTAACGAATGGTATAATCAGTTTATCTCGTGGCTAATTCAAGAAAGGATTGAATAAAACTGTAATAATAAACAAAACCTTGAAAATAATCATTGACAATGTTTGAGCATCGTGTTATATATTAATTAATGGTTAAATAAATTGATGATTTTATTAAAACATCGAAAACACAGGAGGCAAAAGGATGGACTGAGATGGCTTCTAAATTTGTACAAACCAGTCTCGATATAAGAGACTGGAAAAGACTCAAGATGTACTGCATAGAGAGTGATATGCAGATTTCCGAGTTACTTAACGAAATAGTATTACGCTGGATTTCCCAGCAGAAAAAAACTAAAAAAGGAGTTTAGAGAAAATGAGTAAAAAGAGAATGAGCAAAACTATTACTGGTACAGTTGTAGCAATTACTGTCATAGATGGCGAAAATGGAACAATGGAATTTAACTTCAACGATTTGCCAGAAGAAATCCAAGCAAAATTTGGCCCTTTCGGTCTCGGTCATAAACTTGGTGATGCTGCTGCTGGGAAAAAAGGAGTAGACGCAGAAGAAGCAATCACTAAAGTTTTTGACGGCTTAATGGACAGTAACTGGTCAGTTCGTGCTCCTGCTGCTCCGAAAGTCAGCACGAAAGTTATTTCAGAGAATTTCGGCAATCTCTCTGAGGATGAACAAGCGGCTGCTAAGGCAGTCTTGGCTTCCCTTGGAATTAATATCCCAGGGATTTCTAAGGAATAAGTAAGTAAGAATTGAATAATCCATGCTGTAGCAGGAATTGACACTCGTTTGTAAATCTCTACTGAATCAGAGTCCCATGCCACTCTGCAGGTATGAGTTCAGCGAGTGTCAATTTTTGACGTTTACTTAGAAGAGACATTGAAAATAATGATTAATAATTAAAGGAGGCCCCATTTTGCCATTTGTAAATGTGAGATATCCTAAGAGTGTAAAAGGTTATACCTTTTATACAATAGAAACTGAATTAAGAAAAGATGATGTAGTGGTAGTACATGACAAAGGTGGATATTCAATCTGTACTGTAATTGCTTACACTTCAGAACCTGAATTTCCTTGTTGCTGTGTAATTTTCTCGCCAAGGATTTATGTTGGGGAAGAAAAGATGATTAACGCAATGTATGAAGCAGAACGTAAACTTAACACAGATAATTAATAATTAATCATCAAAAATTAAGTAAAATCTATTTCTCACTGCATTAAAGACAGGAGGAAAAAAATGTTAGATTCAAATGGACAATTAATTCTTGATTCTATCTGTAACTACACTCCAAAAACTGTAGATTACTCAAAAGGAACAACAGCAGATGAGTGTATGTTAAAGTATGATTTCGCGCATAATAAAGGTTGGGCAACAATAAATGGTTCTACAGCTCTTCGTTTTGGGAGTGCTTTCCATGCAGGCATGGAAGGATTTTATAATCATGTAAAAAAGTGTGGCTGGGTCAGAGACGGAAATGCGTTGACAGCAATGCTCACGTCAGCTGAAAAAAAGTTTGAGGAGGAATCTGAAGGTAGGCTATTTTACGACGACTATAGAACATTTAAAAATCTTGTCATTGTTCTTACTCGTTACATAGATTACTTTGCAAATGACGAAGGATTTTTAAAGGTTCTAAATACTGAAAGAGCTTTTAAACTCCTTATGAAACCGACAAAAGAAGATAAAAGAAATTATCCTTGGATTAAACCATTTTATTTTACGGGCAAACTTGATATGGAATGCGAACTGAGTGGAGCTAAATGGATTAATGAGTTTAAAACAACAGGTTGGCAAATGAATACCTTAAAAAATCAGCTCGCAAGAAGTCCACAGATAATTGGATACAATTATGCTTCTCGAAAATGCTTCGATGTTATTCCCGAAGGAAATCTTGTAACGATAGCATATTGTACTTCCAGGAGAGTGAAAGCAGGAGGTTATGGAAAGCTTACTACTGATTTTGCGAGAGTACCTATAGTGTATTCTGATGCTGATCTCACTCAGTGGAGAGAACATTTTATTACAATTGCAGCAAAAATTCAGTTCTACGAGAAACAAAATTACTACCCACCAAATTTGAAGAGTTGTTATAATTTCGGAAAATGTAAGTACATAAATATTTGTGAACAAAATCTTTCTAATGATCTTGACCACTATCCGGGATATATCAAGGAAATCCCCTGGGATGTGACCAAGAGTATCTCCAGTGATTCCAAGGTAATAGAAGGGGAGGAGTAATAATGTGTTCAAGAGTGCAATATAAAATGACAGAGGAAGAATTTCAGGATTTAATAGTTAATGCTTGTAGATCAGTACCTTGCATAATGGTAGGTGATTCTGTTCCAAGTTCTCCACAAGAGAATGCAAATAGAGCTTGGGAAGCTCTTGGTAGTAAACTTGGATTTGATTTTATGACGGTAGAACCAATTTCAGGAGCAGGACCACGTTTTTTCACTGCCATTCCAGTTCCAAGAGAACAAAAGAAAGATAAGGAAAAGAGAAAGATTAACGAAGAAAGGTTAAAGCAAGTAGAGGCTCTCAGACTTGACCTCTCTAAATTCAAAATGAGTTAAGGAAAGAGGAGAGTAATAATGACAAAGTCAGCTAAAGATTTAGTCCTGACAAAAGAAAATCTCAAAGTGTATGTACTTGGTGCATATGGTACTGGGAAATCTATATTTGCAAGTACATTTCCGACACCTGGCTATGTGTTTGATTTTGACCAGGGTATAAAATCATACCGTGGTCTTAATTGGGAATATGATACTCTTCCACTTACATGGAAAGGCTGGGTACAGTATGAAAGGATTCATAAAGAAGTAAAGAAAAAAGTAGAAGAAGGAATTTATAAAACAGTAATAGTTGATAGTACCACATCTATGACTGACTGTGCTATGGCAAGGGCTATGCAGATAGATCCTAAAAGAAGTCCTGAAGGAGGTCCAATTTGGAACTGTCATTTTTCAATAGTTAAGAATTTAATGGACGCAAAGCTTAGGGATATAATTTCTTGGGACTGTAATATTGTTTTTACAGGCCATTGGAATATTGTGACTGACCCTAAAACAGGAAATATCGTATCTATTGATCCACTACTTACAGGCCAGTTGTCACAAAAACTCCCAGGATATTTTGATGAAGTATACTGTGCGGGTACAGGAAAAGTCAACAATAAGGAAGTTTTTTTCCTTAGAACGACGTCTTGGGGGCACTACAAAAGTAGAAGTCGACTTTCTGGAAAACTTAACTTATTACCAGCAAAAATTCCGAATGACTACAACGTACTGATGGAAAAAATTACTGATGCAATAGCGCAAGAAAAGAAAGGAGTAAAGAATACAATCACTAAATAATACTAATCATGAATTTACTGCTAACTTAAAATTAAAAAGGAAGACTAAAAATGACTGAAGAAAAAAACTTAAATGAAGAAATGCCAGTTGATGTGCCAGAAAATGGTACTATGGAAACAGATTTTAATCTTGATAGTGATTTTAAAGCAGACCCTATTGCAGCAATAGGGAATTATACTGGTCGTGTTTGTAGGGTGCATTTTGAAACAAAGGGAAACTGCATTTGTTGGGATGTAATTGCGACTGGTAACGTGAATATAACCATGAATGACGGTGAAACTCCTGTCGATGGTTCAACATTTTTCTATCGGAATTGGTTGCCAAGAAGCGGCGACGAGAATATAAGGACTAAGTCAGGAAAATCTACAAAACGCCAAGCAAAGATTAATATGCTAAAGCAATTTCAGGATGCTATGTTAATTAATATGAACACACGAACGGCTGTCCAGGAGGCTTTAGAAAATGCTGATTGGATAGGTATTCCTGTCAGTATGCAAATTGTTATTGATGAATACCGAGGGGTACGAAGAAATGTAATTAATAGGATGTTTAGAATTGAGGAAAATGACATTCCTGAGCTCGAAGAAAATGATATTCCTTTCTAATTGCATTAAACTTGCAGTTCTATTGATCAAGTAAGAAAGGGAGATAGTGTAGTAACTATCTCCCTTTTAGTTTCATATTATAGCATGTATAAAAGGAAAAGAAAGGAAGTAAAATGGCTCTTCTTGAACAGTTAAGGCCAAATTTAAGTGCACTTCCGTACGAAAAAGGTCTTCAACTCTTTACAGAATATTGGTACAGCAGAGAAAAAGACTTGCAAGAAGTTATAGTTGTAAAATTAAAAAATACTAAGAAAAAAGTTAAAAAAGATAAAGAAATTACTATGAGTTTAAAGAATGTAGAAATTCTAAGAAAACTTGGACTTATCTAAGGAGGGAATATGATAGAGGAAAATAAAGAAATTATTACTACATTACTCGCAGAGCAAAATAAAACTATGGAAATGGTTTTAATCTCACCAACAAAGATAAAAGTCAGAGAAGGACTTGCTCGATATAGGGAAGATGTAGGAAAGATAAAGGATTTAGTTGACTCAATCAAGCGTGTAGGTCAGATCCTTCCAATAGTGGTAAATAGAGACTATGAACTTATAGATGGAGGAAGAAGAACGGCAGCTTGCATCATGGCAGGAAAGGAAATTAAAGCTGTTTTTGAAGATACAGTAGATCCATACAAAATGAGAGAGCTTGAACTTGAAGCTAATCTTCACAGAAAAGATTATTCCCCTGCTGAATATGCACTCGCAATTAGAGACCTTCATGAATTGAAACAAATCCGTTATGGGGTAGGCGGTTCAGGAGGAGGAAAAGTAGATAAAACTTGGGATATTACAAAAACTGCAAAATTTATAGGAAAATCAAGAGGAACTGTGTATAATGCTTTAGCACTTGCAGATATGGTAGATAAGTTTCCACAATTAAAAACAGCAAAAAAGAATTCCGAAATTAAAAGAGCAGTAAAAGGAATCGAAAAACTCCAAAAGACAATGGCTGGCCTAGAAAAAAATAAACAAACTTTAGCTACCGGAAAAAACGCCTTTAAAGTAGTTCTTGGAGATGCCATAGATCATATGTTATCCATGAAAGATAATTCAGTAAATATTCTTATGACTGATCCTCTCTACGGAATAGAAGCTGATAAAATAATCCAAGGACAAGCACATAATCCAAGTTCTGCATTCAGTACCTCTGGATATAAGATAAAAGATGACACTGATAACGCAATGCTACTTTACGAGATTCTTGCTAAAGAAAGTTTTCGTTTTACAACTTCAAACGCACATGGTTGGGTCTTTGTGGGGCCTGAATATTTTTGGACAATCCGTAAGGTTTTCATGCTTGTTGGCTGGCGGGTATATATAAAGCCATTTATATGGATTAAAAGAGTATCAGGACAATGTAACGTTCCAACTGCCTGGCCTTCTTCTTGTTACGAGATGTTAATGTATATCAGAAAAGATGCTTCACGTCTTGTAATTGAAGGAAAACCTGATTGGTTCGAGTTTCCTCCTGTTCTTCCGTCAGATAGAATTCACCCTTACCAAAAACCAGTAGAAGTTTTAATCGAACTTCTTCAGAGAGTATCAATTCCTGGGCAACTTGTTTACGACCCCTTTGCAGGAAGTGGAGCAACACTTGAAGCTGCTACTAAACTTCATCTTATGTCAATTGGAGTGGATATTAGTACAGAAGCTTACGCTTGCATGACCGAAAGGTTAGCAAAGTATAAAGAGAGTGCTACGAAGGAGGGTAAGTAAATGTCAAATATTGACACTTACTGAAGAGAAATGGAGGAAAAATGAGTACTAAAGAGAATAATAATATTTATGACATGGTACTTCACGATAAAATCAGTTTAAACAAACATTTAACAATTCAACGAGTGCCAGGTGGGTGGAATTATATTTATACAAGTGATCAAAAGGTAACAGTCACGTTTGTCCCATATAGTACTGAGTTTAAAAAATCCCCTAAACTTGAGATAGGTACTCGTGAACATGCAAAGTGCAACAGATTCGGATGCCCTGGAAGTATAAGATTATTTGATTCAACACTTTATTGCACTGTTTGTAATTGGAATAAGGCTGTTAAAAGAAAGGAAAAGAAAGGAAAAGAAAGGAAAATAAATGAGAAAAGCAAATACAGTCTATAGAAATTGCTTAAGTGTAAAAGGAAATTGTGAGTATGCTAGATTTAATAAATATGGCACTGCATTTTGTATACTGGATAAAATATGCCAAATAGAACATTATGCTTGCACACCAAGTGAAGTGATAATAGAACGAGTTAAAAGAATTTTAAAAGAAAATGATAGAATTCCTATCGTGTCCAGTGAATCTGCAGAAATTTGTTACCCTGAAGAGGGTAGGAAGGAATAAAAATGAGTAGCGAGAGAGCAGCTCAATTTAGACTTTTTGCATTTCTTGTTGAGTGCCATATCGAAAAATATACAGTCCCTCAGTATGGGGATAAACCTAATGATATTGTAGAGAATTTTACGCAGGAGGATATAAATACACAGATTAAAAAATATACAGGAAGAATTAATTCAAATGCAAGAGGAGAAAGAGATTCTCTTCGTGATTGTTTAAAGATGGCACATTATGCATGTCTTTTGCACAGTTTAAAAGTTAAAGCAATGATAGAAAGAGAAGAGAAAGAAGAAGAAAAAAAGGTGCAGCAGAAGCTAACTAAAATTATTAATAATACTGTTTAATAAGAAAGTCCCAAAGGAGAAAGATGATAGTAAAAACAATTGCTCCTTCTAAAGCTAAGATTTTTATTGTGGGAGAAGCTCCAGGAGAGTATGAAGATGGTACAGGAAAACCATTTCATCCACAAACGTCTAATGGAAAGATGTTAGATAAACTCTTAAGTAACGCTAAACTCAGTCGTTATGAAGTAATTCTTGGTTATGTGATAAAGGAAAGGCCCCCTGGTGGAAGAGCTGGATTTTATTTTGAAGATAATAAAATGACAAAGCCAAAACCAATTCTATCCAAGTGGATAGAAGAGCTTAGACAAGAAATAATTCTCTATAAACCGAATATAATTCTCGGACTTGGAGCAATAGTCTTACAAATTCTTACAGGTGAACTTAAAATAGACGCAAGTAGAGGTTATATTCTTGAATGCTCTCTCGTTCCAGGGCAAAAGGTAATTTGTACTTACCACCCACAAAAAATTAATTACGAAGCTAAACTTGGTTTTGCGACTGTGATGGATTTCAGGAAAGTAGTAGTAGAATCTAAATCACCATATTTCCCAGAGGATACAAGAGTACTTACTGCGTCAGCCAGTAGAAGTGAATTTTTAGACTACATTAGTTATCTTTCAAGCGTTCATCAGCAACCAATAGCTCTTGATATCGAAACAAAAATGTCAGGGCATCTTGATATAATTGGGATTGCTGCAAATGCTAATTTAGCAATGTCATTTACTACTGTTTCGGGAACCAAAGCGATTTACTCACCAAGTGAAGAGTTCGAAGTCTGGCTTGCACTTTCAGATCTCTTTAAAAAGAAATCTATTATAATGCAAAATGGCCTTTTTGACACAGCGTCTATGTGGCACTATCTTGGCGTTCTCGCAAGCGGATATGATAAAGATACTATGGTAGCAGCTCATATTTGTTGGCCGGAAGCCCCGAGAAGTCTTTCTTTTCTTTCTTCTATTTGTTTAAATGTTCCTAAATGGAAACACACAGCAGTAATTGACGGGGCAATGTATAACTGCGAAGATGCAGCAAATACTTATGGTTGTTGGAATAGACTCTCAAAAGAGTTAGATAAGTTGGATAGTTGGGATACATTCAATTTTGAAATGTCTCAAGTTTGGGTGGCCTCAATGCTCCAACTTCAAGGAATCAAAGTAAATACTGTAATACAAAAGAATCTGATAAAAGAAATTCAAAAAAGATCATCTACTCTTTTTAGCGAGTTAACACAAGCTTTTGGAAAGGAAGTAAATCTAAATTCGCCAAAACAAGTTCAACAACTTCTTTATACTGATATGCATTTACCTGTTCAATATAAACGTAGGAAGAAAAGAACTGATGCAAGAAAAATAACAACAGATGCAGATGCGTTAAATCATCTTTACAGAACTACAGGAAATCCACTACTGAAGAAAATTCTTGATTACAAAAAACAAATAAAACTTTTAACTTTCGTAGATATTCCTCTTTCACCGACTAATACTGTTCATACAAGTTACAATATTACTGGAGCTACCATGGCAAGGCAGAAGAAAGGAATTGTAATAGATGATCAAGATCAATATCGCTCTTTCGGAAGATGGAGTTCAAGTAAATCAATTATTGTTCCTTACGGAAGCGGTAATCTTCAGAACATCCCAAAAGAAGCAAGAAAGATTTATACAGCTCCTCCAGGGTATAAGTGGGTGCAAGCAGATTATATGCAAGCGGAAGCTGTAGTTGTAGCTTATTGTATAAATGATCAGCCAATGATAAGACTATTCAAAGAATCATATGGACTCACAAAAGCTGAGAGAGAAGAAAAGAATCTTGACATTCATAAATTAACAGCAGCAAATAATTTTAGAGTTCCCATGTCAAAGGTAACGAAAGAACAGCGAAGAGTAGGTAAAGTAATCAGACATAGTACAAATTATTCAGCAGGACCTAAAGTTATTGCAACAAGGGTAGGTTGTACTCTCGCTCAAGCTAAAATACTACTGTCAAATTACCATCTATCTTGCCCACAATTAAAAGTTTGGCAACTTAAAATACAACAAGAATTAAGAAGAACACGAACTCTTACGAATTTAATGGGAAGGAAACATAGATTTCTCGGAACTTGGGGGGATAGTCTTTTTAGAAGTGCTTACTCTTTTATCCCTCAGTCGACTGTTGGAGATCTTTTAAATAAGGCATTAGTTAGACTTTATAAATCTTACGGCAAAGAACTTATAATTTCACTTCAATTACATGATGCAATTTATTGCATAGTGAAAGAAGAATTTGTGGACTGGGCTTGCACTGTACTAAACCAATGTATGACAATACCACTTAAAATAAATGGAAATTCTTTCTGCATTGACATAGATTTTTCTTGTGGTAACAGTTGGTATGATATGAATGATTATGAACCAGAGTTTAAACTAAAAGCCAAGGTGATAAGGGATGAGCAGAATTTATGATAATTGGCTAACCGCTTACCTTAAATATAATGAAACTACTGAAAGTGCAACTATTTTCCATAAGTGGTCAGGGATAAGTACAATAGCTGCTACCCTCAGAAGAAAAGTATATTTCAATTTTGGGAGAATTAAAATTTATCCTAACCTTTTTGTTATTCTCGTTGCAGAACCTGGAGTTGCACGGAAAACTCAAGCAATTACATTTGCAGAAGATATTTTAATAGGCATCTTTGGGGTAAGTATGGCTGCAGATGCAATGACGCCACAAGCTCTCTTAGAAGATATTGAACTTGCAGCTGATACAACAATAATGCCTGATGGAAGTGAACTTAGACATAGTTCTCTAACAATTTTTTCAGGTGAGTTTGAGAGTTTTCTTGGACAGAAAAAAGAGAACAGTAAGATGATTGTAACGTTAACGGATCTGTATGATTGTAAGGCGAGACCATTTAGATACAGAACAAAAAATTCAGGAAGTAATATAATCCCGTTACCGTTTCTCAACATGTTAGCTGCAACTACTCCTGAATCATTAGCTAATTGCCTTCCAAGTATTGCAATAGGCGGAGGGCTTACCTCAAGAATGATTTTTGTGTATGCAAATGACAAGAAACAAAAAGTTCCTATCCCAGAATTTACAGAAGGCTGTGCTAACATGCAAGAAGAACTTTTGAAAGATCTTTCTGTCATTGCAAGAACAGCAGGTGGATATGACTTTTCTACAGAAGGGAAAGAGTGGTGGATTAATTTTTATAATTCTTATGAAGATAGAGATTCTACCAGGCTCTGTAAAGACCCAGCATTTATAGGGTGGTATTCTAGAAAACCAGTGCTTATTTTAAAACTCTCTACTATTTTTGCAGCAGCTAAAAGACAGGGATTTGAAGTTTTTCCAGAAGATTTCGAAGATGCAAAAGCTTCTTTGGAAGAAGTGGAAGTGTTGATGGGGAAAGCATTTAGCGCTGTTGGAAGAAGTGATCTAACAGCAGATGTCGATATGCTAAGAAAAATTTTAGAGCGCAGTAAATTAATTTCAGAGAAACAGCTTAGAAGAATGGTTTGGCGAGATATAGATGATAAGAAATTTTCTTCTGTTATAGATACTATCGTGAAAGGAGGGGATGCAGAGAGAAGATTCATTGGCCCTGACAATAAAAGAGGTATTTGGTATTACTGGAATAAACAAAGTGGAGGATGGTAAAGTGAAAAAAAAGTTATACTACACAAAGGATAAAGATGGTGAATGTGCTCTATGGCAAACTAAACCTGTAAAGAATGTAGCAGCGGGCTGTTGGGATTTCCCTGAAGATGTTGATAATGATAATTTCATGATAGCAAAATTATGGCTTGAAAAATTATTGCCACCTGTATCATGGTCAGACAGTGAACCAGTTATATTACTGCACTAGAATTAAAATGGGAGTGTGTCAAGGTGAAATCATATCTTGGTGCAGAAACTAAGATGTGATAAATCAATAAGTATTGACAAAAAATAGAGTGATTTATTCGTAGGATGTATCTAATTGATAACAGTTATTGGAGGTAGAATGAGGTACTTTATAGATATCCAATTCGTCGGGTGTTCCGAGACAGTGGATTTAATTTCATTAGGCATTGTATGTGAAGATGGAAGGACATTCTATGCAGAAAATGCTTGCTTCGACGAATGTAGAATCAACGATCGAATAAAAGAAGACATATTAGCAAATCTTAAATGGCATGCAGATTCAAAACTCAAGAAAGGTTTTTGCAATGCTGGAACACTGAATGCTGGAACGTCGAATGCAGCTACAGAAGTTTTTGGAACAGTAGATTTTATTAGTAATTCTATAGTTGACTTTACCGATTCTAATCCTAAATTTTATGGGTATTTTTCTAACTGTGATTGGATTACTTTCTGTACGTTACGCGGGAAAATAACTGACTGCCTGAAAAACTGGTTAATGCACTGTACCAATTTAAAACATTTAACAAATGGAGAGGATGAAGAGGGTTTTAAAAGACCTAAAGATAAGTATGATGTACTTATCAATGCTATGTGGAATAAAAATTTTTACACCTATCTGATAAAGAAAGAAAAAGGAATTGCTTTTGTACCTTGTGACTCTGAGATATGTCGCTATTGTGCTTGTTTTAAAAATGGAAAATGCTGCAATGACATGGAGAGTAGGGAAAATTGCAGTTACTATGAAGATGAAGATAGTTTTAACTCTGCAAAAAATTGTAAAGATAATGGATACTCTTATTTTATTGGAATTGAATGTGTTAAAACCCCAGAGGATTAAAAATTGAATAAGTAAATGTCATTTATTGACACTTACTGAGAAGGGATTTAAAAGAAAGGAAAAATTAAAATGTCTCGTTGTGACTTTTGTCTTCACAAAAAAACAAAGAATAGTAAAACTATTCCCGCTTCTCAAAATCTATGTACAACTTGTAAATTTAATGAGAAGAAAGTAAATAATTTTGAGTCGACAAATTTGATTCGTGTGTACTGTCATTGCCCCCTCGGAGAAATGTGTGAATTTTTCAACCTGGAAACAAAAGAATGTGAGTATGATAAAAGGTAAGAGGTAGGAACAGAACAACTTTATAGTTAGTTGATCAAAGTTAAGAAGAAGAAACAAACTAGTCTATAATAAAAAGTTGCGAGGGAATTCGAGAAGTCATTGAAACACTTTAAACGAAAGGAAGTAAAATGAATCAATTTACAGTAGTCGTAAGATGTCAGAAATGTAAAAAAGCTGTTATACTGGAGCTTGATAGTACCGAAATGGGCGAGAGATTCTTTAGGGAATTGCTTCGGTTAACAAAGTACGCCCCCGTCGAGGGGCCAAACACAAACGCTTTTTATTGCCCTGAATGTCAAACAGAGATAAAGAAATATCGGATACGTAAAAAGAATGACGAATCTGAATTTATGGCTGGCAATAAAACATGAAAAGTCAAATCCTAAGATACGAATTGTTTTATTATTCGATCGGAGACATGGCCTGGGATAATGATTATCAAATTTGGATGGAACGAGTCAGCAAGGGGCATTATGGAAATGACACAATTGGAGGTTGCTAAAGAAATGGGCATTTCGAGATCAAGGGTTTACCAGATTGAGCAAGTCGCGTTGGCGAAGCTTAAGAAAAGGCTTTCCGCAATCGGAATTAAACGGGAAGATGTAATCTCGAGAAAATATCAGGGCAAAAGCGCCTGATAATCAATGGTTATACAACAGAAAAGGAGATTATTATGAAAACATTACATAATTCATGTATATCTGGTGTGTACAAAAACGTACCGGATATTAAGACGTTCGGTAATGGGGATATATTTCAACTACTTTGCAAGGCATCGTCAGAAAAGGAAGGATGGTTAAAGTCAACAAAAGCATGTGAAATTAAGAACGTTGGTTGCATTGTCCAAATTACAACTCAACAGGATAATCATGTTGCTGAGGCGGTTTGTTTTGTCCCGGGTGTGAAGATTGAAGATGATGAGAACAATGGAAGACGCTTGGTCGGTGTATAA